CTAAGGCACTACTAGCACTCCCATTTGTATAGAATGCTGTAGTTAAAGGGAAATGCTCATAAATCCTAGTTGAGGTTCCTTTAGATAGTAGACTTAGTATTTCTAAGAGTTCATTAGGGGTCCCCTCTGAGGTATTAATAACTATCCGATTATATAAAGACTCCCTATAAGAAGGGTCTAACCTGCCTGCCCTACGCTCCCCGACTATCTTACCTATGATATCAAGGATAACCCCAGTGCCTGTGGCTAAGTTATTAGCTTCTGAGTAGTCTATTAAACTATCTTGTGTATCTTGTAGAACCTTGAGAGAGCTTAACAACAAAGCCTTAATATTAGGTTTATTCTTAAACTGGCTTAGTAGTCTACCCTCTCCACTCTCCTGATACTCGTAATACTGTAATTCAGACATTATTAAACCTCTACAACTTGTATACGGACTGTATTAAAATCAGCTTTGTCTCTTTTACTAATAGGGATTGTGTTAGTAGTATAGGATATCTCATTAGGTGTCTCAGATGAGGGGATAAGTGAAGTACCAACTTCTATACTTAAACTGCCTATACCAGCTACGGCTCCGTAGACTACTCCATACATCCTCTGTGGGATGATATCAACATCAAGTCCTAGGTTATCCCCATAAAGAACTACCGCTTCTTTAATAGCTTGAACAGCATTATCAGGGAACGTCTCTTCACCATACCTACTATAACTAATCTTGACATTTACATACTTGGGGTTAGGCCTACTCCAATTTACCTCAGAAGGACTATTTGAATAGTCATTAACTAGATAGCTCTGTGACCCGTATGTTTCAACCCCAGCGGGTTTACTGTCAAAAATGTTTTCTGCAATCTCTTGCTCATTACCTCCCTCTATAATACACTCGTAAGAATGAGATGGTCTACCATCGGAGTCTGTAACATTAGTTGTGTTCTCGAATATCCTTACCAAAGATACCCCACTTAGATTTGCTAATCTGCTAAATATAGCTTTAGTAGTACTGTTTCTACTTATCTGGGGGTTTCTTTGATGTCTAATTCTAAGCTCGGTGTCGCTCTCCTTTAGCCTACCAACAGTGAAGGTGTCATAATTAGTCACACTCTGCACATTAGTTAAGTTTGTAACTAATGTTTTAACTGTGTTAATAGGTGGGTTTACAACTCCGGTATCTAGGGCAATAACACTGACCCTACCTTCAACTTGTGTAAACCGGATATTCTCATTTCTTGTGACGTTTAGATCACTAAACTTATTAGTGATGGCGATTGTGACTACCCCAGATACTCTGCTAACTGTATAGAGGTCAGGGGAAGACTGGTTAATAAGAAACTGTAAGTCCTCAGCTACCGTTTGTTCGGTAGGTGTAGATGAGTATGTTTTAGTAAACTCAGTTCCATTTATTGATACAGTAAAATTACCAACAAAACCATCTGAAGTAAATGAAGCTGAGGTACACTTAGATGAGTTTATTTGGTTAGAAGATACTGGTCTATATACATTAGATTGTGAGTCCCTTATTAGGGCGGTGATAGGGATAGTTGTTCCATCTACAGATACCTTAAAGAATGCACTGCCTATTGAATTACTCTCATCTAACCTAGTTAGGGAGTTTAATGCCACAAGGCTATCTAAAAATACTCCAGTAGCTTTATCTATGTCAAAGTTGTCAGCCATTGCTTGCGTTAAGGCTTCTTGCGTACTTATCTCTGAGGCAAAGATACTTAGGATAACTCCTAGAACTGTGTCTGGAGTAGTGTCAAGCTCTATACCTAGTCTACTAATTAACTCATCACTTATCTCAGGCAAGATATCACTAAATCTCTTAGCTTCTAACCCTCTACTTGTAAAAGGCATAAGCCCTCCTTAATTTGTTGAAATATCTTGCTCAATGGTAACAATCTCACCACCCTTAATTCTGGCTGTGAATAAAAGTGAATAAACACCTTTAGTAACTGTTGATTTAAAGCTGACTATATTAGTTACCTCCGTATACCCATTAATTGCTTTAAACAATATCGAGTCAATTAACTCTTTAGGAGTGCCTTTCTTTAGAATAACTTGGGTGTAGGGTATTCCATAGGAGGTGTCTAAAAACCATTCACCTTGAAAGGACTTAAATAGTATCCCTAGCTTTTGAGCTAAGAGTTCTTGTTCTGTTAAGATTAGCGTTAATTTCCCAGAGGTAATATCTAAATCACCAAACGCATCTAATTTTAAATCACTCATTCTACTGGTTCTCCTGATGTATCTGTCCCAGTCTTAATTAGGTCATGCTTATGTGTATTAAGTGAGGGAATATCTGCTGTCACTATGTCAGCCTCTGTAGATATGTTACCAGACACAGCTAGGGAGCCTGTGACGGTTACTTCAGTACAATCTAATACCAACGTAGGACTTTTAACTGTTATCTTCTCTGAGGCTGTCACAGACACGTTTAAAGCGTCTTTAACTATGACATCTTTAGGACTGCTGACCACTACATTACCATCTTTATCTATTCTTATAGATGCCCCCTTAAATTTAATTTCCAGAGCATCCTTACTTGGCTGTAAATTTTCTGTGAAGGGAGTTAGGCATGGAATAGCTATGGCATCGTTGTAAGAAAACTTACGTAGCGTAGCAGGAGCTTTAGGGGCCTTGTCTTTAAGAAAGTTTTGTATGTCCTCTTTACCGAAGACCAAAAGCACTGTATCGCCCACTTGAATAGGAAAAGATATAATAGCACCACCACCACTGGGGAAAAGCACTGGTACATTGAATATGACTGGTTTTTGTCTTTCTTCCCCATCTATATATAGCCTATTAACACTGGGCCTGACATCAACACTCTTAATAGAGTCTCCTTCGTAGTTAACTTCTACGACTTCCCCGACACTGCTAGTATAGAGTGTATCTTTAAATTTATTTATGTGGGATTGGATAGTTCTATACAGGTTACTCACTACCTCACCTCCGTTTCTATTATTGTGTCCCAATCAGAGTGTCTAAAGTTAAGCCTATGAGTGATGCTCTTTACTATATAATCACCCTCGTACTCGCCACTTGAAACTCTGATTATGTTCCCCATCTTTATGTTGCCATTTAAAGGAGTACTAATTGCAAATCCAGTTGACTCTTCTCCTGTAGCCCCAGTATCAGACTTAGCTATTCTTTTTATATCTTTTATCTGATTTGGGTCTAAGGTGAATACTTTAATAAACTCATATCCATTTAGAGGGTGTACAAACAATATGTTATTGTGGATATACCATGTGTACCTAAAGTGGTCACATAAGTCATCCATAGCATCACTAAGATACCCTTCGTAAGACCAGCCATCGGGGATATCTATCTCATTAGGATTTCCTGAGAAAGGTCTTGGAGTGGCTTCGTAGATTAAGTTAGCGTCTGATATTGCGACTCCACTAGCTCCCCATATAAACACTAAAGCGTCAAATACATCCTTGTAAGTCAGGATTGCCTCTGGAGGGCGTTTTAGGGATAAGGCCACCTTAACTCCGGTGGCAGGAATAAACCCATCTGAGGCGGTTATAGTTGTGACTAAGTCCACATTCTTTCTAGTAGTGCTGACTTCTTTAACTTGCCCACTAAAGATGATTGGTAAATCTTGGTCTGTCTCATACCCTGCCTTTAGGATCATTAGGCTATTTTTCTTAGAGATAAACTCTATGACCTCTTCACTTAGATTATAAATCTCTAGAGTGGTCTGTTGATTCTGTCCTTTGTCATCCTTAGATAAACTTATTATAGTATTAATTTGTAGCGTGTTTATCTCCCTAGCCTCAGCGGGAATTGTAAGGAAATCTAAGTCATCTGGTAGTATAGGTCCAGTTAAGGAGTTGTAAGCCGCTGTGAGTGTGCTGAAATCTTTATTCTCATATAAGTTTCTAATTGATGCAGGTTTGCCTATCGTTAAAGAGTAGGCTCTCTTAAAATTGTATGACATTTTCTATCCCCAATAATTTAGAGTCCTCATCTGAAATCCAGTACAAGCCATAGTCTTTATTTTTTCCTAAATTAGTCCTACCTAAAACCTTACTACTGTTCCTATTCTTAATACACCATAGGTCTCCAGTAAAAGAATCTGATAAATCAAACCTTTCAGTTAAGTTTTGGTTAGCTACAATCCTAATACCCATTTTTATTTTTAAGCCCCTTGAGTCTAAGAGGTCTAAATACCAAGATTGATTAACTACGTTAAACTTGAACACCATAGTAATTACCCTATTACTAAGAGATACTAGCTGTTCTGAGTAGGGACTATCTGAAACTGGTATTAATAATGCCATCTTATTCCCCTTCGTTTTCTTCTATGGCACGTAACGCCGCATCTCTCGCTAGACTGGATAATTGATTTACTATAACTGTCCCAACCCTTGCGATTACTGTCTCAGTGGGTACACTCTCGGTACTGACTAAGTTGGTTTTAGTGCTCCCCTCTAATTGGTCTTTATTCTCATCTGATATAAACTGCTCTCTGGATGAGAGAGACTCTCTGGAAACTAGTATCTCAGTTATGCCAAGAGAAACTTCATAAGAGGAACCCATAGCTGAACCTTTTGTGAGGGTTAGTTTAGTTAGCATACAATCTGAAACTGGGTCTTGATTATTATCAAAATATAGTGTAAATCTTTTGTGAGTGTCCCTAACGTCTTGTAGGAGTTTAAAATTATCTTTTGCTAATTTTTGCTTTCCCCCACTACTTAAAGCACTGTTTAAGGTATCACTAATGATCCCCTCTAGTTGATACACCTTATTACTATTCACAGCATTGTCTGAGACTGTCACCCCATCGAGTGTAGGGAATGAACTTATCTCAGTTGGCATCTCAATAGCTACACTGCTTGTCACAGTTAACTCTATAAAGGTGGTCAAGGTTTCCCCTTGAAGGGGGGGTATCTCTAAATATACTTGCGAACTAATAGCCATTACCTACCCTCCACCTGTGATTGACTAGCTTGCTGACTTATTTGCTTTCTAGCGGCTGTCTCAGTACCATCTATAAACACACTGATTAGAAATTTGTCAACCACTTTCTCAGCAAACCTATTTACACTACTGACTACTCCACCGCCTGCCTTAGGATCTAACCCTTCTTGTATTATTCTATTTACTGCTGGGCTATATTCTGTGACTTTCTTTTCTTTCTCCATGTTCAGTTGGTAGCCTAAGCTTTTTTCCAAACTAGATATTTTGTTACTATCAAAGTTAGCTATTAAATCTTCTAGCACAGCGGCTACTGCAATAATAGGAGCTAATATTTTTAAGAAGTTTCTTAAGAGTGCAACCAACCAAAAATTAGATTGTGCTAGTGCTGATGACATTGCCAAGGAAGCGACTGTAATAGCCCCAATTCCCCCAACTATTTTCCCCTTATTAGTAGAGAAGGTATCTATTAACTTTTCTGAAACGGCTCCTAATACATAGAACATAGAGTCTAGTATGGGGATAACAATCTCAGCTAGTTCTCCTATGATTTTAAACACTAACTTAAACATTTGTCCTAAGCCCTTCATGCCCTCACTGGACTCCCTCATACTGGAGGCTATCTCATTAAACATCTCACCTACACCCTCACCAAAACCAGACTTAAATATTAGGTTTTGGCTTGACTCAAGCTCTTTAAAGAATTTACCTTGAGCAACACGGGCTGTTAACATCTTTTGTTCTAAACCTACAGCGGCAACTTTCTTCATCTGCCTTGCTACCTTGGGTAGAACGTCTTCTGCGAGAAGTTTTCCTGACTCTACTTGAGCTAATAGTTCCTTTGTACCTATGCCTAGGGCATCAGCAAATATGCGTATACCGCCGGGCATTGACTCGGCAAACTGACGCTTTAATTCTTCAGAACTAATGGTCGATTTGTTCATCATCTGTTGTATTGCTGTGAATGATAATTTCATTCTTTCTTTGGATACGCCTAGAGTTGTACCTAACTCTGCCATACCTTCGAACAACAAGTTGACTTCTTCTGTGGGTAGCTTTCCTTTAGATGCAAATACGAACTTAGTGTATTGGTCCGCTGTATCTAGTAAGCT